GGCTATTTATATCTCCGCTGCCTAGCGGGCACAGTTATTCTAATTATTCGTCTTCGGAAAGCCAAGAAACCATAAGAAAACTCCATCATCCCCACATCCTTGATAAAGAGTAGTAACAACGTTACCGGTGTTCAATGCTGTATCAACACCATAGACAGATGACATAACAAAGAAATAATCATTAGTTACATCAGAAAGAGTCTGGGTAGGTAAGAAATCAGTGGGAACCATCAAAGGACACGTAAAATCAATTCGTTCAGAAACATTCTCAACGGCATGAGTAAAAGCATATGCTGGGCCGGGATCAATATGCAATAAAGTATCAGTAGTAGTATTCAAAGTGGACGTTGAAACTCCTGGATAATCATAATGGATAGCCGTATACCCAATACGAGGTAGCCCAGAAGTAGTACCGTTTGAATAAGTGGACTTAGCAGACCATCTAATACTGCCACGGTATCCAAGATATCCAGTGGATATAATACCGAACATATTGTTGTGATTTAAGCCCCAAACAAGACTTTGATTATTAAACATCGGCAAATTTCCTCCAAAAGTAGTAGAGTTATTTTTGTAAGATGGAGAAAACTGTAGAGTTGATGTGCCCCTATAAATGTCTCCCATTCGCAACGCATAATCCTTGACGGATCTAGGTTCATCTCCGATAACCCTCTTAGAAAGCATAGATAAATCAGTCTTTTCGCCAAAAGATACCTTGGCTGAAGGACAAAAATCATCCGAATATGCCTCAGTCTGAAAAGTGTTATCAAAACCGGTATCCAGAGATGGGGCCAAGAACGTCATGTTATGGGAACGAGCATAGACATTCATATACATGGTTGGTGTCGCGCTACCATTATCTTGAACAGGGTTTATCACATAGAAGAAAATCATACCATTATCAGTTGATTCTGACCCTGCAGAATTCGGCAAGTTAATTTGACCAGAAGTTAGAGCAGGCATATAACTTTTATAGGGTATAGTTAGATCTACAGCAGTGTTTCCAACAACTTGCACAGTAACATTCTTCAAAATCGATACTGCATCAGCAAAAGATGGAGGCGTTCCAGAATAATTAAATGGATCCCAAGCAATTAAAATAGAAGCACGTGTGAAGACAGAGGCGACAAATTCAATACGAAATGTAATGTCTCCACACCAGAAATTGGACAATTCACAAAACATGGCCATAGGAGAATACGATTTGGCATGGGTAGTATCGGTATACGTATAAGCTATCATTGGAGAAACTCGACAATAAAAACTCAGCGCAGCCTCCGCTGCAGAAGCCGAAGTAATAGTTCCCGCGTAAACAAGAGATTGTTTAGCACATAATGATGCAATAGCCATATCATCCAACGTACCGGCTCCAAAAGCTGGGTTAATGGAAATACCTTGCTTTTGAGAAGATGCCAAAACCATTGCTGTAGATGTTCCCTCAATTTGAGAGTAATTATCGCAGTTTCTGTTAGTAATAAAAGTATGATGCTCAGAAGCTGGGGGTT